GCCTGCTGGGGCGGATTGGTCCGCTATCTGATTGACGTAAAACAGAACAAGGCAGCATGGGGTTGGGTAAATGCTTTCGCGCAGATTGCCGTATCCGGCTTTACCGGGCTGATCGGCGGATTGATAAGCGTGGATAGTGGACTGAGTTTTCACATGATTCTGGTTGCTTCAGGTATTAGCGGGGCGATGGGCTCCGTGGCCCTGACTTATTTCTGGGAACGACTGACGGGGATGAAGAATGCAAACCAGTGATAAAGGTATTGCCTTAATCAGGCAGTTCGAAGGCTGCAAGCTAACCGCCTATCAAGACAGTGTTGGCGTATGGACGATCGGCTACGGCTGGACTCAGCCAGTCGACGGTAAACCGATCCGCGCAGGGATGACGATTAAGCAGGAAACGGCAGAACGCCTGCTGAAGGCTGGGCTGGTCAGCTACGAAAGCGACGTGTCCCGTCTGGTTAAAGTCGGCCTGACTCAAGGGCAATTCGATGCTCTGGTGTCGTTCACGTATAACCTCGGTGCCCGGTCACTGTCGACATCAACCCTCCTGCGAAAACTCAACGCCGGTGATTACCCTGGCGCTGCCGATGAGTTCCTGCGCTGGAATAAAGCCGGTGGCAAAGTCCTGAATGGACTCACTCTTCGCCGGGAGGCAGAGCGGGCTCTGTTCTTATCATGACGTTTAACTGGAAAACGATGTGTGTTGGTCTGCTCATCGTTGCTTTAATTGTTGCGGGGCGGCTGGCAAACCATTACCGCGACAACGCCATCACCTACAAAGACCAGCGCGATAAAGCCACTGAGAAGCTCAGCCTGGCGAACGCCACCATCAAAGACATGCAGGTGCGCCAGCGTGATGTCGCTGCTCTGGATGCCAAATACACGAAGGAATTAGCAGATGCAAAAGCTGAAAATGATGCTCTGCAGCGCAAGCTTGATAATGGTGGTCGGGTGCTCGTCAAAGGCCGCTGTCCAGTGCAAGCCACAACCAAAACCACCGCCTCCTCCAGCATGGGCAATGATGACACCGTCGAACTCTCTCCAGTTGCTGGACGAAACGTTCTCGGTATCAGAGATGGAATCATCAGTGACCAAACAGCCCTGAGAACTTTACAAGAATATATCAATACCCAGTGCCTGAGATAGAAGCTCATCCATGAGCCTCTGGCACAGTCTCTCCTCTGGACTTTAACCGTAGCAAATTCTCACAGCCTCGCATTCGCGGGGTTTTTTTGTATCCGAATTCCACCGCGCACCGCATGCGCATACAAACCACCGAACCAAACCCTTTGGAATGAGCCGTTGAGGATGTCAGTTAGTGCTGGCGAGCCTCGGTGGGCTGACTTCCTATGCGGCAACGGTTCATTTCAAAGATAAGGTAATGACGCTATGACATACCCTACTGTAATCGTGAACGGAGTATCTGTCCGAGTAGATAGCGAAGGACGGTACAACCTGAATGACCTCCATTCCGCTGCCGTGGCAAATGGCGAGGCAACTGAAAACCAAAGGCCCAGCCAGTTTATGCGAAGCAGGCAGGTTCGAAATTTTGTAGACACTTTAACCAGAGTGCAAAAATGCACGGCGGTAAAAACTATTAATGGCGGGCTTCATCACGGCGTTTGGGCTCTGGAGTTAGTTGCTATTCGATACGCGGCTTGGTTGAGCGCGGAGTTTGAAATTCGGGTATATCAAACATTCCAGGCTTTGATGCGTAAAGGTTTCGATGCAATGTCTCGCCTGAACAGGCTTGACCATGTGATCAATACCGAAACGAAAGAAGTTAGTCATTGCGCCAGCAAAATGGCCAGGTGGGGAGTTGGTGGCAGGAAGAAACTTCTTCATGTGGCACGTGAGCGGATGATTAATGAAGTTCAGATGTATTTGCCCGGCATCAAATAGGCTGTAACAGAGAGCTACTTTCACAACAGCTCTTATGCCCCGCGTCGTCCTGTCGCTGTCTCACCATCTTAACGAAGACCACGCCGCCTAAGCGGTCTCCCTCCGTGCGAGTGGATGGTGTTAATCAATAACATGGCATACCGCGATTTACCCGCTTAATCCATGACGCGGGGTTTACGCACATGGCAGCTAATCTGCGCTGCGGTAGACGAAGCAGAGTTATTACAGAAGCTCCTTACGAGGGGCTTCGATAATGACAATTTCTATTTTAGAAGGACATAGAAATGCCTACTAAGAAGCAACCAGGTAGGCCAGCAGGAACCCCAAAGACTGGTGGCCGCCAAAAAGGAACACCAAACAAGGTGACCGCAGACGTCAAACTAATTGCCCAGACCTACGGCGAGGAAGCGGTTAAGGCGTTAGTGAAAATACTACGTGACGACGAAGCACCTGCCGCAGCAAAGGTATCAGCAGCAAAAGAAATAATGGATCGCGCCTACGGTAAAGCCACTCAGCCTATGGAACATTCAGGTAGCGGCGGCGGGCCAATTGAGCACAATCATAACGTAGCCGTAGACGAAAAGGCGCTTAACAGCATATTGAGCAAACTATGAGCCAAATACTCGAATGGGAAGATTTGAGCGAAGCAGAACGCCAAGCCATCAAAGTCCTGTCCGAGCGCTCATTTCTGGCCTTTAACCGCATATTCTTTCAGTTGTTGCAGGGTGAGAAGTGGTCTGTTAACTGGCATCACCGATACATTGCGCAGGTGATTGAAGATATTGTTGCCGGCAAACGCCGTAATGTGGTCTTCAACGTTCCTCCAGGCAGCGGCAAAACAGAGATGTTAAGTATCCATGCTCCAGTATGGACAATGCTGAACTGCCAGAAGGTAAGAAACCTCAACATCTCCTTCAGCGATACGCTGACAAAGCGTAACAGCCGCAGAAGCCGAGAAATCATCACGTCAGCTGAGTTTCAGACGCTATGGCCTCACTCGCTGGGCGTTAATCAGGCTGACGAATGGCAATTACTCAACGATGACGGCAAGGTTAAAGCCGAAGTAGTAAGCCGTGCGGCAAGTGGTCAGATTACCGGATCGCGTGGCGGTTATCAGATGCCAGGCTTTTCAGGTTGGATAAACCTTGATGACTTCGACAAGCCTCTTGATGTTTTCTCAGAGGTGAAGCGCAAAAAGGCACAGCAGACATTAACCAATACCATCCGCTCTCGTCGTGCCAATAAGTCAAAAGAGAACCCGACACCGATAGTCGCCATTCAGCAGCGGCTGCACACAGACGACAGCAGTGCATTCATGCTGTCCGGTGCAATGGGTATCGACTTTGAGCACGTCATCATCCCTGCGCTCATTGATGAAGCCTATATCGAATCTTTACCAGAATGGCTTCAGGAGCATTGCTGGAATGACGTCAAAGACAGCGAGAAGATGCGAGGCTACTGGTCATACTGGCCTGCTAACGAATATGTAGGCGATCTGTGTCGCCAGTGGGACACGGATGAATACACCTTCATGTCTCAGGGCATGCAGAAGCCTATCAAGCTAGGCGGTAACGTATTTGATGGCTCCTGGTGGCAGACGTACGGACCTGACGGCGATAAACCGGAGCCTGAACGCTTCGAATACCGCTTCACTACCGCAGACACAGCGCAGAAGACGGCTAACCATAACGACTGGTCAGTACTGTGCGAGTGGGGCGTATACAAAGACGATCTTTATCTAATCCACATGGAGCGCGGCAAGTGGAAAGCGCCAGAGCTAGAAACAAACTTCAAAGCGTTTATCTCTCAGGCGTGGCGTAAGAATCGGGAATCCGGAACGCTGAGAAAAATCTACGTTGAAGATAAATCCAGTGGCACGGCTCTTATTCAGAACCTTGAGAAAAAGCTTCCCATCAAGATAACCGCTCTTCAGCGAAATAAAGACAAAGTTACCAGAGCAATGGACGTTTTGCCGGTAGTCAAAGCTCAGCGTGTCTACCTTCCAGCTGAAGCTTCATTCTCCTCAGAGTTTATCGCTGAGCACAGTGCTTTCACCTACGACGACACTCACGACCACGACGACATCGTGGATAACCTTATCGACGCCGTGACTGAGGAATTACTCCTTGGCAGTGATGCCCTACGCAGACTCAAGGCGCTTGCAAGCTGAGAACTCACATGGCTAAACGCAACAACAGGCAGCAAAAGAAAATCGACAAGAAGATGAACATGGACAGCTATCAGAACGTGTTCATGAACATCGGAACAGGTGGTGACAGGTCAGCGTATAGCCGCATCCGTACAGCGCACCTGCTAACCAAGGCAACTCTCGACAGCATCTATCTCGGGGACGGATTAGGGCGTCGCATCATTGACGTAGTAGCCGACGAAATGTTTCGTGCTGGCTTCACCGTAGACGGCGCAAACAATGAGCCGGAGATCATGTCTCGCTGGGATGAGCTCAATCTCACGCAGCAATTTACAGATGCAGTGGCATGGGCTCGCTTATATGGCGGCTCGCTGATGCTGTTCGGCGTTAATGACGGCGGAGAGCTTCAGTCACCTATTGGGGATGGTGAGCTTGAATTTGTGCGTGTTTACGACCGCTATCAGGTGCAGCCTTTCCTGCGAGATGTCAACCCTGAAAGCGCAACGTACGGCGAAATCACTCAGTACCAGATCAACCCTATTTCTGGAACGCCTTACTACGTTCACGCCAGCAGATGCCATGTGTTCGACGGCGAGCGACTGCCTAACCAGATTCGCCATCAGAATCAGGGGTGGGGCGCTTCATGCTTGCAGGGTGTCTATCAGGCGCTTACGGACTACGGCATGAGCCACGCACACGCTACAAGCCTGCTTGAGCGCAAACAGCAGGGAGTCTGGTCTGCTGCTGACCTGGCTGAACTGTGCAAAGATGGTGAAGGGCGCGATGCTGTTCAGGCTCGTCTGAACATGGTCGACATGACGCGCAGCAACGGTAACACCATCGGCGTAGATGCGAACACTGAGAAGTACGAGCTGCTTAATGGCTCTCTTGAGGGTGTGGTCGATGTACAGGACCGCAAGCAGTTACGCATATCAGCGCTGACCGGTATCGATGAGCAAATCCTGTTCACCAAAACGCCATCTGGTCAGGGTGCGGATAAAACAACCGTGCCGGAGTCATGGAAGCAGCTGATTGGGCGCAAGCAGAAGGATGAGGCGAGACCTGCGATTGAAAAGGCGGTCAACTTCCTCACCACTGATAAAACCTGGACGATTAAGTTCAATCCTCTCTCAGTACCAACAGAGAAAGAGCAGGCAGAGACGGCTAACCAGTGGTCACAAGCTGATGAGCGCTATTCGCAGCTTGGCTGGGTGAGCAACGATGAAGGTGTCGCCACACTGAAAAAACGTGGAGGCTACGTCTATCCGGAGATGAGCAATGGCTAAAGTCTGGCTTCATCCCTACGGCATAGAACGTGACTACACCAATGCGCTTGTAAAGGCCACCAGGCAGTTCAACAGAGAGATCAACTCAGCATACGGCGATATCCGCTTCGATGGCTGGCAGGACGATATGTCGGCCGTGCTGGCCTATCTCCGCAATGCTGGCAACCGCATCTTTCAGCCAGTAATTGACCGTCTCCCGACATTCTTCGCGCTAACGAGCCAGTTTAACGATAAGCAATGGCGGTTGGTTGTGAAGGGTGGAACCGGCTATGACATCCCGCCATCGCAGGCGGTAATTGCCGGCCAGACAACCGTTCCCGTCTCATCTGGTGTTCTTGGCGTTGATGCTTATCGCGCAGAGCCATGGCTGAGAGAGATGCAGGAGTTATGGGTATCAGAGAACACCAGGCTGATTAAGTCCATACCTGCTGACGAACTGGCGGACATGGAAGGCATCATCCAGCGCGGCGTAATGAATGGCTCAAGTGCTGACTCCATCAAGAAGCAGATTCAGGAGCGCTATGGCGTCACTGAGAGACGCGCAAAGCTGATCGCAGTTGACCAGATAGGCAAAGCCAATTCAGCGCTCACAAAGCAGCGTCAGGCCGACGCAGGAATAACCGGATACAAATGGCGCGGTGTGCTTGATGAACGCGAGAGGCCTGAGCACAGAGCGAGAGAAGGTAATTCCTACAAGTGGAGTAATCCTCCGCCTGATGGACATCCGGGGCAACCTGTCCGGTGTCGATGTTACGCAGAGCCAGACTGGTCTGGTTCAGTTTTCGATATCGGCGAATAAATAAGGCAAAACATGAAAACAGTATCTCGCTTCGATGTGGGAGAGCTTCGTGCGTCCGTAAACGAGGATGGTTATCTGGAGGACGTACCTGTAGTAGGGCGCGTTGGCATCCAGTTATACCGAAATCCAGACGGCTCAGTTCGGCGTGAGCTGCGTCCACCTGAAGAAGTGTTCAACGCTGACTCACTGGCGAGCTTTAAAGGTAAGCCGATCACTATCGGACACCCCGGAGCAGTTAATTCCCGTAATGCCAAAAAACACATGGTCGGAACCATGCTGGAGCCAGGCAGACAGGACGGTGAAAACGTCAAAGTGCCGATCATGGTGTATGACGAGAACGCCATTAACTCAGCAACCAGCGGCAGGACAAAGCAATTATCACTCGGCTACCGACTCGACCTCGATGAGACTCCAGGCGAATGGAATGGTCAGCCCTATGACGCCGTTCAGCGAAACATCCGTATCAATCATCTCGCCCTCGTATCTAAAGCCCGGGCCGGTGATGTAGCAACACTGAATCTCGACGGTGATGAAGAAATCACCTTAGACGATGACGACAACCAACCAAAAGGTAAAACAATGCAGAAATTGCGACTCGACAACGGGCTTGAGTACGATGCTTCTCCTGAAGTCGTCGTGGCGTTCAACGCCCTTAAACAGGATGCAGAGGACGCTAATACCAAGCTGTCCGAAGCGCAAACAACCATCTCCACCATCACAGCAGAGCGCGACACTCTGAAAGCTGACGCAGCAGAGTTTGAAAACAAGCTGAAGCAGGCTCGCGAAGATGCAGAGAAAACCATCAAAGCTCGCACCGAACTCGAAGCAAAAGCAGAGAAACACGGCATCAAGTGTGATGGCCTGGATGATATTGCCGTCAAGAAAGCGGTTGTAGCCAAGCTGAAGCCATCTATCAAGCTCGACGGTAAAGACGACACCTACATCAACGTCGCGTTCGACATGGCGATTGAGTCAGCACCTATGGAGCAGCAGCGCAAAATCGTCAATCAGGACAAGGCAGAAACTCGCGATGACTCAGCTGAACCAAAAGGCTCTGCCGCTGCTCGCCAAAAATACCTCGACCGCCTGCACGGCAAAAAGGAGACAGCATAATGCCTGTTCAGACTTCCTACGATAACGACATGCAGATCGCAATGCCCGGCATGCGTTCAGATTCAACCCATCAAATCACAGACGGTTGCAACGCAGCACAAGGCGCTATCAAGCCTGGCTATGTGGTAGCTCGTGTATCAGTAGCTAACGACAAGCGCGTAGTTAAACAAGTATCTGTGGCTGGCGATGCGGCAAACCTGATGGGTATCTGCCGCTTCAGCCACTATGGATGCGTAACCGGTCAGTATGAAGACGGTGATGCCGTCAACGTGATGACATGGGGCCGAATCTGGGCTGTAACCACCTTATCAGCAGCACCAGCCATGGGTGCAGGCGTTAACGTTCTGACCTCTGGCGCAGACGCTGGCAAGGTTGCAGCAACCGGTGGCTCTCTGGCTCTGGGCTGGGTGTTTACTGGTAAGTTCACCACTTTCAAAAACAGCGCTGGCGCAACAGTTAACCTGGCTGAAGTTCAAATCCGCAACCAGGCCACACAGCCAACCGCATAAGGAACAATAATGGAACAGATGAATTACGACGAAGCGGACCTGTTCGCTATTGAACACGGTGCGGCGGCTAACGGTATTCGACTGGATGAAGGAGAGTCAATCTTCCTGGCTCGTGAGCTGGACTACGTTAAAACCAAGGTTTACGAAGTCGAATACCCTGCACTGACTGCGACCACTCTTTTCCCGGTGACATCAGAAATCCCTTCATACGCCAAAACGTTCACTTACGGCGTATGGGATGCAGTAGGCATGGCGCGTATCATCGCTGACTACTCTGACGACCTGCCAAATGTCGGCGTTAACTATCGTGAAGAAACTGGCAAGGTGTTCAGTCTGGGTAACTTCTACGAATAT